GACGGAACAGATACAGGAAATTTATATATTGGTTTGAGGCTACGAGGCTCAACGGCCTATTACCACGATTTCTGCCTTAGCCATGTACAAGTAGTGAACTCCGCCGGGACTGCGTACAGGACAGACGCTGCTTATACTTCAGGTTATGACTGGAATTTCCATAACACAGGTAATAGCAACGGTCATGGTGCGTGGCTAAAAAGCACTAGTGCGATTGCAAGTCAGACATACACCGCTGATCCTTCTACTCTGTCCTATGCTGGCATAATTACGTCTGCCTCTAACGGCTTTTGGAGTCGGGGAACTAGCACAGGCTCCACATATACAGGAGCAGCGGATGGAACATACGGGGTAAGCTACATGTCAGGCGGCGGCGGCTCATTTATTACAGGCACTCGCTCTCAAACCTCTGGAACCTATTACCTTTATACCGAAACATCAGGAAGTGGGTATACTATAGGCACTACCTGCCTATGGCTTAAAAGCCCCACAATGACTATTAGTAACGGAGATAGGCTTCGGATGTCCTACCATGCCATTGGGGGAAGCACCACCAGTAATGGGCTAGGTATTCGCGGAGATGACGTTCTTTACTTTCGATTCAAATGAGTACCCCGGTAAGTACCGACCTTATAATGGTCGAAAGGAGCAACACGGTCTACAGGGAGACCAAAGCCAACTATGATACCGCTACAGGTGGAGGTGGGGGCGGCGGTGGCGGTGGTGGCGGTGGGTCATCCTCAAACGGAATCATCATTAAAATATATTGGGGGCAGATTTCTGCAGGGTATCATGCTTCTGGGACTCATAAGTATGGTATTGGTGGAACCACGTACTATTCTAGAACTGACGGGGCGGGGTCTTACGGTAAGACCGATAATGCGGTTTCTGCCTTGACCAACCACCGGCCAAATACACAGATCAACGTCGATGGCACTTGGTATAGTATAGGCACTCAAGGGACTAGCGTATCAGGAACCTCGTCGGCAGGGCCATGTAATGCCTATTACAAAAGGCACGTTATTTCTTGGTGTTATACTGCTGCTGAGATGGATACGGCTACAAGTGCAACTAGCGGCTCTATTCGTGGCATAAAGATTTGGTGTAACTCGCCACCAAATAGTTCTTATAATAGTTTCCCTAGCTTTGGTGTATCCCTTATAGCAGCGCAAAATATTACCACCACCACGAACAACAGCGGCTCGACTTTTCCATACTCAAACTTCATACCAGCTACCGTATCATGGACAACGAACTCGTGGCGTCAATTTGATTTCAATAGTTCGTATTACGTATCATGGAGTTAACATAATGGCACTCAAATCACTATATAAAACACCAGAGGGTCGCATACCTGCTTACTGGAGAATCTCAGACTTACGGTATGTCTACGAGAAGCCTCATGGAAATGAGATAGATGAGGAGGGCAACGTCATAGCTCCCTATGAAATCGCGGAAGCTGTCGTTTTCTCTTTGGAAGTCTTTAATTGGGAGACGAGAGAAAAGTATGATGACGTAGATTGGATGTACGAGGAGGGTGTAGGCCCATACTCAATACCCGTTGTTCCTGCGGTAACTCCGCTAACGCTAGTGGAAAAAGCTTACGACCATCTCAAGACACTCGCTCTTTTCAAAGATGCTGAGGACTGTTAATCTCATGGCTGGTGGAACTCCCGAAGGAACTTATCGAACAAGGGATCGCAGTAGTCGCTCTACTGGGAGTTTCCTACTATGTTATTCGACTTACTAACTTCTTATTCACAAACCTAACAGGGTCATTAGATGAGCATAAAGAGATTACAATCAAACTTATTGACGGTCTCAACGGCGTCCGAGGAGAGATTAACAACCTCAAAATTGAACTGGCTGAACTCAAAGAACAACACAGGAATTACCATGATCTTTTTATTATCTCTGATCGTCACATCCCAAGGGTGCAAGAGCCTGTCGAACGTGGAAAGCGTAGACCTCGATCTGGGGGGTCTTGAGGTGGAGTTTTATGAACCGCCGCCAATTACTATAGTGACAAATATTATTAAGATTCCTTATCCGAGGTTAATGCAAAGAGATTGACACCCTCAAGAACTCACGTTAAGTTACCTACGCCGAAGGGCATAATAAGATGAACAATCCAGTAAACGACCAAGACGCAGAGACCGCTATGGCGTGTCTGAATACATTGTTTAAAGCGGCGATGGCCGCTCAACCTTCTGGCCTAGTTCCAGAGGCAGCAAAGGTGCAGGCAGAAAAGATTAACGAAGATGGACAGACTTTAGCTGATTTTATCAATAAAGTCACAGAACCCTCCGTTTCCGAGAACTTCTCTGAGCCTGAAGTAGTTACGGATGACCCACCAAAACCCGCTGCTAAAAGATCAAAATGATTGGTGCTAGACACGGTAAAAATCGTAGGAGTAAATGGGTCAGTATTGGGCGTAGCATGGTTAACAGATGTAGAGGTAATCCTTAAGATTACTCTGCTACTTGCGACAATTCTTTGGACGATTCTAAAGATCATGCAGGAATACAGAAGATGGCGCAATGGCTGACAAGGCCCAACTAAAGATCAAAAAGAAACGAACTCCCTATCTTACAGGGAAGGAGTTTCGGGCGCGTCAAAAGAAGGCCAAGGATGCCGAACACAGGGGTTACAAGGAGTTTGGAGAGTGGCAAGAAAAGTCTGAGAAAGCCTACAGAGACTTAAGTTATCCCAAAAAGGTTAAAACAGATGAGCAACGTCAGGACTATGACATAAAACACATGACGCCCAAAAGGGGAGACTTTGAGAGCCATCTCAGGATTTACAAAAACAAGATGAAACCCCCACAACGCAGGGGTACATGGCATACGGCATGACTGACGAATATGAAAGCAAGACTACGTGGGTAACTGAGATGCCTGAGAAATCTAAAGAAGAGAAGCTGGGAAACCTTCACGATTTAGTTTGTGATGAGCTTGTTGGTAGGATTTCCAGCGGTGAAGCCACCTCAACTGACCTTAATGTAGCCCGTCAGATGCTCAAGGATAACGGAATCACAGCGACTCCTGTGGTTGACACTCCTCTCAACGCCTTATCCAATGCCCTGCCTTTTCCTTCTTCTGAAGGCCTTTCTAAAGCAGGGGAGGGTCAGTAGACCTTCTGACATTAAAAAGGCCGTGAGCGGCCCCTAGAGGCTCCACAATGGCCCAACAGATACCAAAAGAGCTACAAGACTTTAGGAACTTCCTGTACCTAACATGGAAACACCTAGGGCTACCTGATCCGACTCCCACTCAGTATGACATTGCTGGGTACGTTCAGTATGGGCCTAAACGCTGCTGCATTCAGGCTTTTCGGGGTGTAGGGAAGTCTTGGATTACCTCAGCTTATGTGATCCACCAGCTTTTGCTCAACCCTAGTCTTAATATCCTAGTGGTATCCGCTTCGAAAACACGTTCTGATGACTTCTCGACGTTCACTCTGAGGCTAATCAACGAGATGCCCATCCTTCAGCATCTCGCTCCTCGTGAAGACCAGAGAAGCTCTAAGATAAGCTTTGACGTAGGGCCAGCACCAGCAGCCCATGCACCCTCTGTGAAATCCGTAGGGATAACGGGGCAGCTAACCGGGAGCCGTGCAGACCTCATAGTGGCTGATGACGTTGAATCCCTGAATAACTCTCTCACTCAGATGATGAGAGACAAGATTACGGAGACTGTGAAGGAGTTTGACGCTGTGTTGAAGCCCGATGGCCGCATCGTTTACCTAGGGACTCCCCAAACGGAGATGTCGATCTACAACGTCCTGCCTGAGAGGGGGTATGAGATCAAAGTGTGGCCTGCTAGGATACCCACAGAGAAAACGCGACACTCCTATGGAGACCGCTTAGCTCCTTACATCGTTGATTTATGTGAAAAGAAAGACATTGGGGAGCCTGTAGACGCCGACAGGTTCGATGATATAGACCTGAGAGAACGCGAGGCCAGCTATGGGAAATCAGGCTTTGCACTCCAGTATATGCTGGATACCTCCCTCTCTGATATGGGTCGCTATCCCCTACGCTGCGCTGACCTCATCGTTCATCCTCTGGATAACGAACAGGTCTCCTCTAAGCTGGTATGGGCTTCCTCACCAGAATTGGAGTGGAAGGAGTGTCCTTGCCCCGGTTTAGCTGGGGATCGCTTCTACCGTCCTATGGAGATCGCTCCAGATCACCAGAAATACTCAGGGTCAGTCATGGCGATTGACCCTGCAGGCATGGGTAAGGACGAGACAGCCTATGCTGTAGTCAAGATACTCAACTCTCAGCTATTCCTAACGGCTTCTGGGGGCTTCCTAGGGGGCTACACGCCAGACACTCTCAAGGCTCTCGCTAAGGTAGCCAGAGACAACAAGGTGAATTACATCATCGTTGAGTCTAACTTCGGGGATGGAATGTTCTCTTCTCTCCTAAAACCCGTCTTAGCAGAGGACGTAGGGTATCCCTGCACTATCGAAGAGGTGCGACACTCCATTCAGAAGGAAAGACGCATTATAGATACTTTAGAACCCGTTATGAATAGCCATAAGCTTATTATTAGTAAGAGTGTGGTAGAGAATGACTTTAGTGGTCTCAATAGATACCACAAGGATGAACATAGGGATGCCTTTAAGAACCTCACGGGGGATAATACATTATACCAACTGTTCTACCAGATGTCAAGACTTACTTTTGACAAGGGTAGTCTTCGCCATGATGACCGCTTGGATGCCCTATCGATGGCTGTCGCCTACTGGGTGGAACGCATGGAGCTTCATACCGACAAAGCTGTGGCTGAATACAAGGATGAGCAGATAGAGAAGGCTTTAGAGTCCTTCACAGAGAGCTACAACTCCCTATGGAATAAGAATGTTGTACCTGACACATGGATGTCCCGCTAGTTCCTAGGGAGCCTATGTGGTTGTTTTAGGTACAAAAATGTGAGCGAGTACCTCGTTTCAAGCCAACGAAGAGTCCCCCCGTGTGGCGCGTACCACTCGGTTCCACTTGAATCCACATGATATCCTACAGATATCATTTGTATTCCTTTTTGTTTGCATCTGTAAGATGCCACAAAATGAAACATAGTGGTACTCTCCAAACACCGAGGGGCTTAGCCCAACTCATGTATGGACTTGCACTCATCCTATGGATTCACTTGGCCCACCCATCAGCCACTACGTGTCTAGTTGTCCTTCAGCACCTTCGACCACGCTGTGCGTGGCTACGTGTTCCTCGACCCACGGGCCTCCTGCTAGTGCCAGCACTATCATCTGTTAG